TCAGGATAACTTTTATAATACTCTTCACATTTTGTTTTAAGTTCATCTTTTGATAAATTAGGATAACTTAAATTAACCTCATTAAAAGTTTCAAGAGTATTTAAATCTTTAACAACAGTTGTATTAAGTAGTTTTTTATCAAGTAGTTTTTTATCATCTTTTTCCCTTTTATTTCTTTTTTTTGAATTATCTTTTGTTTTAGTTGTAAATTCACCATATTGATATATAACTGTGATTGTTGATTGTGTACTAACATTAAAACTTTTTGCTGTTATTTTAAGATTATGTTTATCTGTATTATACCATTCAAGATTATTTTCAACAATTGGATTATAACTTGGATGATATGGATATGCGAATTTAAAAGTTTGACTATATTTAAAACCTTGAAAATCACCAGAAGATCTTCCAATATCTTCTAAATCAACTGTTATAATATCTTCGCCGCTGTCACCTTTTTTAGATGATGATTTACTTTGTTTCTTTGATTGTACCACACCATATTCTTTAAAAGCTATTCCATTCCAATTAGACCAACCAATATAAAGAACTGGTTCCATTACATTTTCAAATTTTGTTGATGTTGTTGGATAATTATCATTTACATATTCATTTCTAAAAAACACTTTCATATTAAAAACATTCTTCAAGTAATACTTAAATATTTCTGCTGGAGTAACAGGATCTTTTATTAATACTTTACCTAACTTTGTTTCATATGTTCTTGTTTTTGGAACTAATATATTCTTTTCTGTTTGCGGTTTATAATTCATTAAAGTTTGTAGAATCCAATATACTAAATGATTAAGTTTAAATTCTTCTTTAAAAAATCTGTTATTATAGAAAAAATCAACTGGAATTACTTTAGGAAAACTATTTTTAATTGCAATTGTTCTTTTTAACATATACATAGAATCTTCAAAATGTATTGTCATTAAATCATCAGTTTCTTCAAATTTAGTAATATAACCTATAAAACGTGTTTGATAATGATTTCCATAACCAATATCAATTATTAATGAATCTCCAATGAAAAGTTTTTGACCAGATTTAAAAAATAAGTATCCAGGTACAAAAGTATTATTATCCATTGTATCTCTATATAACACAGTATTTTTAATAGGTATTGTAAAGAATCCTGTTTGTGTTAAATTATTATATGTTTCACTAAATTCACAACTATTAATATTTCGTATTTGATATCTTGATATTGATTTTTTATATACACTATTATTTTCATTATCAGAAGGACCAATAAATTCTTGTCTACTAATTGTATCATTAGGTATTTTTTTAATATTTAATATGCTTATGCGTGTGTTTATTACTTTCATAGTTTAATTTATTTTTGTAATGCATATATTATATCTATATCTTCATCAGATTCTAAATTAATAGTAAAGTCAATAACATTTGAATATTCTTGATTCAAATCCATTGTATAATCACTTATAACAACATGATACACATGAAAACTATTAACAAATTTAGATGTTATAACTATTTTCTCATTATCTAAGTTTTCAAATATCCGTTGAAAGTTTCGCATATTTCGTAAATCATCTTGTAAACTTGTTAAACCTGTTAATTGTCCTGTTAATGTTATAAAATAATCACCGTTTGATACAAATTCTTTAACGGTTCCATATAATCCATTAATAGGTGTTCTTACTATGTTTGCTGATTGATTAACTGTAACTTGAACATTATTTAGATGTAATGCTTTATCATTAATTGCATGATCCATAGCTGTATTTGCTACTGCATTACCAATTTGTTTTATAGAGCCTTTAAACGTTGAATTAGAACCAAACACTGAATCCCTATTAATATTTAATTTCTTATACATATCGCTCTCGAAAATAAGTTCAACATAATCAATTACAGGAGTTCCTAAATTAGACATTTTAAAATTATTAACATCATATAATAACTCTGTAAAATCTGTTTGTTGAGCTTCTTTAAATACTTCATAATCAGAACTTATTCCAATTAGTGAAAAGAATTTATTATATATATCTTGATATTGTGCCATATTTTATTGTTTTTTATTGAAATAATTGATTTGATGCATTATTAACCACATTTGTTAAAGCTCTAACTAATTCAGCTTCCATTTGTTTTGCACCACCTTGAACTGTTGTTGAATTAATAGCAACACCATTTGAGTTTTGTCCAGATGCTTTTATAAGTGCTTCTATATTAATAGTAAGTGATTTAACAGCTCTTGATGTTGATATATTAGTTAAATTAGATGTTTTAGCATTACTTTTAGGTTTACCTTTAGGATTAGTTTTAGGTTTACCTTTAGGTTTACCTTTAGGATTAGTTTTAGTATTTGTCAATTTTTCTCTTTTTCTTTGTTCTGCTTCTTCTTTTCTCATTTTATTAGCATTTTCCTCAAGTATTTTTTGATAAGGACTTTTAAACTTTTGTAATTCTTTTTTAAGAGCATTAATTCGTTCATCATAATTCCTAAGTGATTTTTCATTTAATTGTCTTTGAATATCATCATCAGTTTTTTTAATGTATTTACGTCTAAAGTCTTTTTTAGCCGTTTCTAAAATCTTTATGTTTTGTATTAATTCTTCTTTACTCGCACCTTTTAATGCTTTTTGAGTTTGATTATTTTGGATATATTTACCAAATGATTTAACACCCTTTAACACACGTATAATTCCTTTTTCTAATATAGTAACTAATTTAACTATCGGTTTAAGTGCTTTAATAGCATTAACTTTAAAACCCTCCCATGCGTCACTCATCTCCAGCAATGCTTTTTGTGCCTCCGACATGTTATCAGGGACTTTATTTAATTCAGTATTAACATCCCCCAACGTTTTTAAATATCTTAACCCTGCATCTTCACCCGGTCCACCAAAAACATCACTAATAATATCTTGTGTTTGCTTTGCTGTTAATGAAGTATCTTTTAACCCTTTTGATATTAATTGAATTGCTTTAAATGTTTTACCCTTTGCTATTAATCTTTTTACTTCTAATTGAGTTTCTTGTTTCAAATATTTTAATGCTGTTGCAGTTGCTTTATTGTTAGCTTTTAATCGTAAACCTGCTTCTTTGATAGCATCGATCCCCTTATCAGAATAAATACCCTCATTAACTTGTTGTGTCATTAATGCTATAGATTCTTCAGCAGATAATCCAACTGATTTTAATTGAGTAGGATATTCTTTTAACATATCAAGAAATTCTCCATTTGCATCTGCACCTTTCATAAAACCTGTCTTAATAAGTTTTAATGATTCTGTTGCAGATATACCCATTTCCTTGGCTAAAGTATTTGCAGATATTAACACTTCATTATAATCTTGATCAAATGCAGATGCCGTTTGTTTAACAAGCAATAATTGTTCTTTTATATCTTTGTTATTTGATTGAAAATATTGTTTTAATCTTCTTTCTATTTTTGTATTTTCTTTTAACTCAGCATAAGCACCTTTCGCTAATTCAAATGCTCCCAAACCAGCTGCAACTTTATTACCAACTTTACCTAAACCAGACATAACACCACTTGAAGATGCTTTACCGATTCTGTCTGAAAATGTTGTTTTAGTTGCTATTTGATGTTGACGTGTTGCATCTCTTAGTTGTATTTTAGTTTGTTTATTAAGTTGATTTAATAGACGTATTTCCTCACGTATTTGTTTTTTACGTTCTTTACTTGCTTTAAATTGCTCATTACGTAAATCAATTATCTGTTTATCATATTTATGAACAGTTTTAGTTAATTTAATTTGTTCTTTAGACATAGATTTCAAAGAAGATTCAGTTAATCTTTGAGTCTTCTTCATTTCTTTAGATAAATTATCTATTAAGTTTAATCTAAAATCTACTTTTCCTGTATTTGGCATAATTAATATTAATGTTTTTACTATTTATAATACGTTTACATATAAGATACGTTTTTTATGTTAAACAACAAAAGGATAGTAATATTATTTACTATCCTTTATCAAATGCTTTGTTTTCTTGTTGTTTAACCCAAACTAATTGATTCCATCTTAAAGCCCATTCATCTTCATTTAGTTTTGATGTATCAATATTAAAATGATAAGCTATTAATGCATCTTGTTTCCAAAATTCATGTTCACCATCTTTTTTAGATATTTCATATTGTTCTATTTTTTTTTTATAGAACTTGCTTTAATATCAATTAATACACTTAAATCAGCTTTATATGATAAAAATAAATCAAGATTATTATCAATATTAATTAATTCATTATCACCACCAAGCCAACATGTTTCTGCTAATCTTTTATCTGCCATTAAATCATCTCCTTTAACTATTAATGGATAAATCATTCTAAATTCATTAAATGTTGGTTTACGAAAGAACCCATATAGTTTTTCTTTATCTTCACCAACTGTTAATTCATAAACGTCTGAATGTTTTTCTTTTAATTGTTTTAATAAATCTTCTAATTCTTTTCTCATTTCCTATTTTGTTTTTGTTTTAATTGAATACTCTTACCTGTGTTGTGCCGACTCTATTCTTACCTGTGTTGTTCTAACTCTATTCTTTTTACCATATTTTATCCAAACTGGATTTAAATTAATAGTAACTTCTAAATTCATATCATTTTGTTCTGCTGATAATTCATCTGGAAAATCTATTCTACAACCATATAAAGTATCTATGAAATTATCATCTCCTTTATTATACTCTATTCTAATATCACGTGGAAGATAATTCATTAAGTTTGCATATTCACGAAGTTTTAACATTTCATAATAATCAAGTGTTATACTTGCAGAACATTCATACTTTCCCCATTGACGAGCAACAGGTAAACCTTGTCTAGAGTAAACTAATTGATGATCTTGAACTGTATTATACGAAATTGAAGATACACCAACTGGATCTAAATAAAGAGATCCAAAGTGTACCTTAATATCTTTCCAGTCATATGATATGTTATTAACTGTTAAATCGTGTATCATGTGTTGAAATACTTTTTTATGCTGATACTGTTTGTCCAAAAAGAATATCACTTGGGTCTAAATTAATATCTACTTGTATGAACATATCATTTTGAGATACTTCAGAAGCATCTGTGTTAAAACTACAATTTCGAATAACATCTGTTTTAGTTGTTCCATCATCAAAATTATAAATAACTAATATATTGAACATTGGTAAATTTTGTAAATAAATTCCTATATCGCCAGCTTCTTTTGTCATTCGATCTTTAATATTTTGTAATTCAAATGCAGCCATCGTTATAGATCCTTCAGCAACTGTATTTCCAAATCCTTTTGAAATAGCACGTCCACCAATTCCGAAATTCCATTGAGAATCTCTTGTTTGACTATATTTTATTGAAGTTACACCAGTTGGTATGATAGGTTGTGAAAATCCAGGTACATCAAATTGTAAAGATATCATTCTCCAATCATATGTTTTACTGTTGATTGTAATATCGTTGATTTTATACATAGTATTTTATTTTATTTTTGTTAATATAATGGTGGAACATATTAATTGTTCCACCTTTATTATAATACGTTTTATGTTATGCAAGAATTTCATTTTTTGCTAAACCAGCAAATACTTGTCCAACGCTCATATCAAATTCTCTTACTAAACCATCATTTAATACAGGATCATTTTCTTTAATAACAATAGTTCCTGTAATGTAACCTGTTGGAAATGTTTTACTCATATCTCTTGTTAATTCTAATCGTGCTATATGTGATTCTGGTGCAGGTTTAACTTCTAAGATGCCGTATCCTGTTTGTGCAGTTAATGAAAATTTAGCTACTTCAATTCCTTTAATAAACAATATCGCTTTAATATCAGTTGCAGCTGACATATCAACTGGAACATCATTTTCATAGATAGCTAATTCAATAACTTTACTTTCTCCTTGTTGTATATTATATGTTGCCATAATTTATTTTATTTTATTTTTATTTTGTTTATCTATTTTGTTTTAAATAAGGGCAAATGTTAAGTTTACCCTTAATATATGTTATAATGTTGCTACAAAACCTATTTCGATAGATATCCATCTTGCTGTCCCGTAAGGAAGTAATCTTACATCAACCTCTAATGTAGAAGTTTGTAATATATTTTGATCAGGATCAATAGTAACTTCAAAATTGCTCAATTCAGTTGCACTTACCATTAAATTAAGTGGTGTAGATGTTATATCAGTAAATAAAGAAACTGTTGCAGGATGTAATTTTCCATTATCAGATACTTTAATTTTAGAATGTAATTTTGGTAATAATGCTTTTCTAACACCTCTAATAGCTTTATCAATAGTTCTATTAAGTTGAATATCAGAATAATCACTTAATTCATCAGTACAAGTTAATGTATCAACTGCATAAGTTCCAACATTTCCTTTAAACTTTTTATAGAATATATAACCTTTGTCATAAAGATCTTCTAAATTAGTTTTTGAAATATCTTTTACTCTTTGTCCATTTCCTAAAATTGGTAAATCAAGTTCTGCACTTGAAAAGTTTACTAATTCAGGACTTGCTATACTTTCATTAACTAATACAGTAGATAATGCTCCTAAAGCTGCTCCTAAATCACATATACTATATCCTTTAGTTGTATATAAATCATATCCTTCAGCATCGCCATCCATTCCTAAGATAACTGATACTTTAGGTGCTGTTAATGTTCTTAATGTAGGGATTGTTGTTATATCAGTAACAGAAGTAAAATCAGCTGTATAAAGTATAGATAATGGCATGTATTCATCAAATAATTGATCTGCTATTAATTGTAGAGCTGTAATATGTGCAGTGTCAAATGTGTTAATATTAAATACACCTACTTGTCTTATAACTCCATTAACTTCATTTTGTAGATTATATACTTCATTAAATGTCCAAGTTGATGGAACTGGATATATTGAAAGATATAAATAACCATCTGAGTTTAATCTGAAAAATTCTGATACTTGATAATAAGTTACTGCATGATCAACACTATTTTTAAGTATTCCTAAATCATCTAAATCAAGTAAACGTCTTATTAATTTAATATTTTCACCTTGTTTTAGTTTCCAATCGCCATTTGCTAAATCTGTAGCAAAGGTTCCAGAAGTATGATTTGTTAATGCTATATAAAAAAGTTTAGTTGCTGATTCATATACTATATCACCTATAATATAATTTGTAGCAGTTGCCCAATTACAATCACCAGTTGAGTTAGTTGACCATATTGCAGGAATAACATCATTATAAAACACTAATCCTGAAATAGGATCTTCAGATGGAAGTTGTTTTCCAAGTCCACCTTTTGTTTTTGTAAAATATGTATTTGGTAATCTCATTGTTTTATTTTATTTTTTTGTTTTGGGTTTAATTCTTTTAGTTGTTTTGGGTTTAGTTTTAGGTTTTTTTACTTCCTTTTCTAAATCTGATTTTTTAATTTCTATAAGTTTTAAACCAAGTTTGCGAGCATAAATATCTGCTGATAGCTTTTTAGATGCATACCAAAAATTCCCATCTTCAATACAATATAAAGTGTCTTCATTAGGTGCATTTACAAATATTTGTTTCGCTTTATTTTTTAAATCTTCTATTTTCATAATTAATTTTGTTTTTATAATAAAGGGTGAGCAATATTACTCACCCTAATATTTATATTGAAACAATGTATTATACTGCTTCTACTAAAGTAATAACACCTTTTGTAATGTTATTTGCTTCTGTATAAGATGTAGAACCTGCTACTCTTGTATAACCTGAAAATTCAGTTCCATAAATACCAGGATTATCAATGTCTAAGAATATTTTAGTTCCCATATTTTGTTTAGTACCATGAGCATATCTAACCATTGCTGGATGATAAGCAATTGCACTTGATAAATCAGTAGCTGCATCAGCTGCACCAATTGCTTTTTTAGCACCTGCTCCGGTAAAACCAGTTGTTTCACTTCTCATAAATACATCAAATCCAGCAACTCTCATAACTGCACCATTAGAAAAAGCATTTTGTACTAATGCTGGAGAACCTTGAAGTTCTGGCATTACTTGAATATCTTCTAATCCATAAGCATCTACAATTAATCTACGACCATCTTGTGGTACATTTTGTAAATTAAGCATTGTTGCCATTTTTTGAATATCAGCAAATGAAATTCTGCGAACAGTATTACCAAATCTATTTAATCTAGTTGCTGTTGCTGTTGAATTAATAACTGAATTTGTTGAAGTTATTGTCCAATCCCAAAGAATTTTAGTAGCTGCTATAGTATTTAAAGCATCTGTAGCTTGTTTCATTACTGCTAATGGTTTGTCATAAGCAAATTCTTCAAATTCTACTGGATCTACATAATAAGGTACGAAAGCAAATTGTTCAATTGTATAAGTTTTATCAGTATGAGCCAATGTATTTGGACCCGCTGGTAATGTAACTGGACCTGCAATAGGACCACTTATAACTGCATTAGTTTTCATATCAAATATTGTTACCTCTTCTTGGTAATTAGGTATAACTACTTGTTGATTTGTTACATAGGCACTATCATTCATTGCTCCTGAATAAAATGTGTTATTAGGAAACAATTGTTCTTGAAATATAGATAACCATTTAATTGTGTTTAAAGCCATAATTTAATTTATTTTATTTTTATTTATAATATTCATTAAAAAGTTTGTCATAACGTTCTCTATCTTCATTATACATAAGTTTTAATGCTTCAGGATCGTTTTTTTCGTACCATCTAATGTTTTTTTCTTCTTTTGAAATTTCAGTATTAACTATTTTATCTGTTAATTTAATTTCCGGTTTAGAATTTTTACTTTCTAATCCATCAATTATTAATTTTGCATTATCATAAGTTAATTTAAGGAAATCTTCTTTTTGAGATTCTTTAATTTTAGCTGATTCAATTGCTTCATCTAATAAAGCATTAAATTTTAATTCAGCTTCTGCTTTTGCAATCTCATCTAATTTAGATTTTAAAGATTCAACTTCACTTGTTAAAGTTTCAATTTCTTTATCTTTTAACTCTATATCAGATTTTAATGATTCGTTATCTGAGGTTAAAGTTTCTTTTAAAGTTTCGTTTTCTTTAATAGATACTTTTAATTCAGCAACTTCATTAGTTAATTCTAAAAGTTTACTATTCATATCGTTATTTTTATTTATATTTAATTGTAAAGCATCTTCTATAGATTCAATATTTGAACCTTTATATGACAACTTTATAGCATTTTCATTTGCTGGAAGTGGTGTTACACTCGCTTCTTTTAATATCGATTTAGTTATTACTATTACATCTTCATCATCTACAATATCTTGATAAAATTCTAAAGGTTCTAAACCAACTGAAACATGCTTAATAAGATTCTTTGCAACCTTATTCATAACTTCTTGTGATTTAGGATCAGAATAATCAAATACTGCTGTACCAACTAATTGTTCAACATTTTGTTCATTAATACGAACGTTTTCCCAATGTCCAACAACTTGATTAATATCATGGTTATGTAATAATACAGGATTCTCATTGAATCTTGTTAAATCAATACCGTCTGTTAAAATTATGAATCCTTTAGAATTAATGGATTCATCGCTAAGTACATAATTGTAATACATATTGTTTATTTGTTATTTATAATACGTTAAAGGTGTTCTTATGTTAACCTTTATACTTTTTTTTGTTATTCTTTTTGTTTCGTCCACAGAATGTTGATAATGTAGCATTACAATTTGGACAAACTATTCTTAAATTTTCTATTCTATTATCATTATTTACACCATTAATATGATCAAGTATTAAACTTATTTTTTTGCCTAACCAAGTTCCTTTTTGTCCACATATAGAACATTCTGGTTTTAATAGATTTTCTTTATACAAACGATCTTTTAAATGTGTTTTACTGTATTTAGAATTTTTAACTAATATATCTTTTAATTTCCACATTATTTTATATTTATTTCTTTTGCTTGTAATTCACCCTCAAATGGTGGATTAGGAATATAAAATGTTTTAAGTTTAATATCTTCTAATTCAAGTTCTTGATATTTTTTAACTGCAGATAAATCAAACAGCATAAATGATCCATTAATAATTGAATGATGTATTGTTGAATTGTATGTATCAATGGTTACTGAATTTCTACGAAACTCTCCTTGTATATACATTTCATTTTTAAGATCGTCAGGTAAGTCTAAAGATGTTACTCTATTTAATGCAATATATATTTTATCTAATAATTCAAGATGTTCTAAACTATTATCTTGCATAATATCATCTCTATCATAACCGTTATAATTATCTGTTCCTATATGTATATTAATATTAACTTTAGAGTATTGTACATTATTTAACAGATCATCAAAATTAATTGGTAATATTTCTATTAATACTGCAGGAGTTGGTATAGAACGATTAGATACATGGTCTTGAAATTGATTATTATATAGAGATATGTATTTTATGTCCTTTACTCTTTCAGTTAAATAATATTGGATTAGTTTATATATGAATCCTATCATTGTATTATTTTTTTATATTTTTATATTTTTTATAATTTTTTAATATTTGTTAATCTTTTTTGTAAATTATTTTATAACATTAAAGTTTAACAGTTATTTAATTATTTAGTTTTGAAAAAGAAAGTAATTATATTTAAGATTTTAAGACATCTATTATAATTTGTTCTATTTCATTCATCATTTCTTGTGTCTCACCCATAAATTGTCTTTGAGGGATATTAATATATTTTTGTTTAGATATTGCCATGTATTTCCAGTCATTATTTTTTGTTTTATAATATTGACTCCAGAAATACTTCCTCATTTTATCAGTAATTTTTATTTTACCTCCATAATTATGTATCGCAGAATAAGGTGTATTAGATTGAATATGTATTTCAGATACTGTTTTTGATACTGTTTTAATAGATCTTTTTAAATCACCTGAATCAACCAAAGTATTTTTATTATTTTTAGATGGTTTCCATTTTTTATTATCAAAAGATTTAGTATCAAAAGATCTCTTAAAATACGCTAATAAATAATCATTAACTTGATCTGTTATATGTTTAACATTATCAAGTATATTATCAAATTGTTTATCCCAACCTTTACTATTATAATTTTGATTCTTCATTAATAGGTATTATATCTGTTTTATCTTCTTTTTTTAGTTCAACTGCATAAGTTTTTTCAATATAATCTTTAGATAATTGTACATGATTCATTAATAAGTTGTCTATTGCTATACGTTCAGTCATTGATATTTGTTCATCTGTATTAAACTTAAATGTTATATTTTTAGGTAATAATTTCAATGCTTGTAATTTAGGTATTAGAACATTATTAATATTATTTGTGATAAATCTTATATCTGCAGATGTCTTAAAATTACTTTGGTTTTGATGTACTTTAGCTCTTGCTTCAGATCCACCAGTTGATCCAGAAGTTAATTCTGTGCCGCCTAAGAATAAAGTATTAATTTCATCGTTCATTGATGTTATTAATTCTTTATAAACATTATAAACATCAGATCGTGTTGTTTCCTTAAATTCAAATTCAGTTTGTTTATCTGTAACTGCACGAGCATTCATAGATAAGTTCTGTAAAAAGTTTTCTAATGCTTGTTTTTCAGATTCTAAATTACTGTTTGTTTTTCCTATAATCATAGGAAGTCCAAATACTTCAACAAATTGTGTCCAAGCTATAATTGCAGTTTTCTTAGCAATTGCATATGGAGATATGTTATTAAGTAATCCTAAATCAGTTCTTGTATGATATACTTCACATAACCATTTATAAACTTTAGGTTCCATATAATCGATACCGTTTTCATATGATTCTGGATTCGATTTAAATGTACCAAATTCAGGAATAACATGTTCACGTGGTATTAATGAAACATTTGTAACATTACCTTTATTAATTCCATCTATTTGTATTAATGAATGACCATAAAATATAGATTGCATTGCAAACTTAATATAATTCTCAAACCAATAAGACTTAAATATATTATAAGATCGTTCATGTCTTTTATCTTTATTATTAACTAAATCAAATGGCATTGACAATACACGTTGGATTCTAAGATCCATAGAGTTTTGTATAGTTGCATCTAATGTATATTCGTTATATAATTTTAATAACGGTGTTCTATTAGGATGTTTAACATCTTCTGCTTGATTTAAAGCGTTTCTCCATTTTTTTGTTGTAGATGTAACTCTATAATTATATTTGTGATTAAATTCAAAGAAGTGTTTAGTTTTCTTATTAGAAGGAACACTTGTTTGAATCTCTTTTATTTCTTTTTTATTGAATAATTTTAGTATATTCATATCTTTAATAATTTATTTTGTTTATTACCATTGACTATTAATACGTATATCTGTATAATATCGATTTTGTTCTTTATACTCCATTGGTTCTTCATTCATTGGGATATCTGGTGTTATTTTACCCATTGATACATCTTTTAAATACTTTAAAGCGTCATCATAACGTTGTTGTATATTATCAGGCACTTCAACATGTGTCATACGAGAAGTTAAATGGTATGATAAAATATCTATTAATAACATAATGATAAATGGGTTTCGTTTTTGTAACGATGCATTTACATCAAATTTAAACCCAATAAATGCATTTACTTGTGATATTGCATAAGATTCTAAACTATCAAGCAATGAATAATTATTTTCAGATAAATCGTTTATAACATTTTCTTTTAATAATGTTTTTAGATCATTTAATGTTATGTATTTCATTTTTATTGTTTTTCTTTATTATAATACGTTTATCATTTAAATTATGTATTAATATCCAAATTTATTTTGATGTTTATAATTAACATAGTTTCCAGTAAATTTATTTTCAGTTCTACATAAATTACATAAAGCTAAACTTATTACTGTATCATCGTGATGAGGAGGTTGTGCTGCGTATTTAATTGTTCTTGTACGTGGATTATATTCATATGTAAATACAGACAGTTCAAAATCTAAATCAGGAAACAATTCTTTACTTGGAATATTAATATTTTGTAATGCTAAATCTTTTATTAAATTTTCAATCATATCTGTTTTAGTTTTATTTGTATTTGTCCATGCAACAAGACTAGGATATTTTGTTTGTAATAAATCAAATACAACATCACCAACACCATTAGTCTCTACATATGTTAATGGATTATATTTATTAAGAACATTTATAAGACTATTAATAATAATATCATATGATGTTTCATTAATTCTATGTATATAAACTACATTATTATTTGAATCCATTATAGTTAATACTGTTGAGTCTACTTTTCCAATATCAATTCCAGCAAAATATTTCATACCATTAATAGGATCACTCCATTTAGTTATTGTTTGATTAATAGAGATGTTTTTAAATACTGTACCACCATCATCTATAAATTCTGCTTCATATTCTTGTTTATAAACATTATCTGGTAATACTTTTTTAGCATCTTCAACTTCTTCTGTATCACAATATGGATTATCAGAATAATGCATGAAATAATATTTATAACGTACATTATTAGATTCACCAAGTTTTACAAGATCATAAAATAAATTCTTCCCTTTTGGTGTGGATACTATAATAACTTTAGCATATTTTTTTGCTAATATAGTTGGTTTAATAGCTGTCCATGCATCTTCTTTAAAGAATGAAAACTCATCAAGAAATACATAATCATAAGAACCTCCTCTAATATTATCTGGACGTTCTGCTGATTTAAATGTTATTGCGGTATTGTTATTGAATGTTAAAGACAGTTTAGATTTATTAATAG